CGCAAGAAGATTGCCGGGCTCAACAAGCTAATCGGCAGCGGCGCCAGCCTTGGGACCATGGACAAGTGGTACACGGGCAAGTACAACAAGAGGAACAAAGGCGGCCGATAATGGGGTACGACGATACGGAGTACCGGCCACCAAAGCCGAAGAAGACGCCGAAGACCGCTCAGGGAAGGGCGGCAGCACTCCGTCGTATGAACCAGGCCAAGATTAACTACGAGAACCGAGTGGCACAGGTTGGGACATACAAGCAGCACATCAAGCGCATGAAGACCGCCAACCTCCGCAGGCTCGGCCAGATGGACCTAGACGATTTTATGAACTTCAGCCGTGGTAGCGGCGCAATGGAAAAGTTTAACAAGAACCTCAAGAAGTAACAGCCCCATCGTCGCGGCGGGTCGCAGAGATGCTCCCCCGTCTCTCCCCGCCGCGTCGTCAACTACAGGAGAATAAGTGGCAAAGTTTACGTTCGGTGTAGATGTCGACATTCACTGGAATGGATATGAGATCCAGGGCCCGGCTTTAACCGAGTTCACGATCCCTGACCAACTCTATGAAGAGTTTGAGTCCGATTTCCGGCCAGTCGAGCCGTCCCTTACTTGGATTGATACGAACGAGTTTGCCACCCTCTCCGCATCGGTCTCTGCCTCCACGCTCTCGGCGACAGCTCCAATCGCGCTTACGTCGACCAGCACGGGCAAGATCATCTCCTTCTCTTCCGGCACGGCCAGCAACGGATACCTCCTTACTGCCAACGGCAGCGGCGGTACCGTCTGGACGCCGGCCTCGACTTCAGGGCTTACATCTGTCGTCGGCATCTCGCCGATCTCCGCATCCATCGCTGGCGGCATCGCGTCTGTTTCGCTTGATGCCAACTACCAGACCGCTGGAACCTACGTCACCAGCGTCATCGGCACGTCTCCTATCTCAGCGAGTGGGACAACGGCAATCACGGTCACCATTGACCAGGCGCTGCTTACTGCCGGGGCGGCAACTACCTCAGAAGGATTGCGGACGCCAGTAAAAAACTCCACTGGCTCCACGATCAACAAGGGGTCGGTAGTCTACGTCACCGGGGCAGACGGTACAAACGCCTTGATTGGGCTGGCAACCGCTTCTACTGAAGTTGGGTCATCTAAGGTGCTTGGGATTGTATCCAGCACACTAACAAATAACGCCTTTGGATATGTGACAGAAGCTGGACAACTTTCCGGCATTGACACATCTGCCGCAACGGCTGGCTCCTCGGTCTGGCTTGGCAATGCGCCAGGGTCATTCGTATTTGACAGCCCTCCCGCAGAGCCTAGCAACAGCGTCTACCTCGGCGTCGTCACGAAGGCAAACGTCTCGACTGGCGAAATCCTCGTCAAGGTACAGAATGGCTATGAGCTGGACGAGCTGCACGACGTGTACGTCGGTGGCGTCAGCACGGCCCTGCCGCTTGTCTACAACAGCACATCATCTGGCTGGGTCGCACAGGCGCTGACCTCGGTTGGTATTGACGCTGGAGCAGTTAATACATCTAAAATCTCCTCTGGAGCAGCAGCCGCGAACACGGTGCTGACCGCAGACGGATCTGGCAATGCATCATTCCAAGCCACAGCGAGTGGCGGACTAGATGCCTTCTTATTGATGGGAGCATAAATGGCAACGACATATAAGGTTCTAGGACAGATCGAGCCGTCAGCAAACTCCGTGACGACAGTGTATACCGTCCCTTCGGCAACGCAGGCGGTGGTATCAACCATTACGGCGTGCAATCAGGGGACACTTTCGTCTAATGTTCGCATTGCCGTGCAGCCAAACGCAGAGGCGCTTGCAGACAAGCATTATCTTGTCTATGACGTGGCACTTGCCGCTGGGCAAACCGCCGCATTCACTCTGGGGATCACCGTAGATGCTGCGGACATTATTGCCGTTCGAGCGTCAACTGCGACCGTGTCATTCAACGTGTTTGGATCGGAGATCTCCTAATGTCCATCTCTGTAGTTGGCGACGGACTTCTTCTTAATTCTAAGGGGGATCTTGTTGTTGGGGACGGGACAGCAGAAGGTCGATTGCCAGTGGGATCGGATGGCCAGATTCTACAAGCAAATTCATCAAATGAACTTGGGGTTGCTTGGGTATCCGCTCCAACAATCACACAGAAATGGGCAACAATTGCCTACGGTCAGGTAACCGCTAGTGCTGGCGTTGTAAACGTAACCATTTCGTCAATTCCGCAGACATATTCAGACCTAAGATTAATTATGTCCTGTGTTTCTACTACGACAACAACCCACCAAGATACGTACATTAGGATCAATTCAAACACAACGCTTAATTATCATTCCTGGTGGCAGTACTACTACAACACTTCGGTTGGAAGCACTAACCAAACAGGTGTCAGCTATTGGCAAATTGGCAACTTCACCTCGCCAACGCAAGGAGGTACGGGGGGAAACTACCACAACTCTATATTTGTTGTTGATTTTCCAAATTATACCAGCACGACAACAAATAAAGTCATTGGTTACCGTGGCGGCTATGCCAAAAATACCACAACGGCTGGATATGCAGGATCAATATGTTTCGGGAATGGTGCAATTAACAGCACCTCAGCAATTACGTCGGTAGCATTTAGCGTTTCAGATCCTGCTACTGGAAATCTTGCAAGAGATTCTTGGTATATACTCTTGGGGGTAAAAAGGTAACATGCCAACTCAAGCAGAAATTAGCCTTTCACCAATTTCAGCAAAAGGCGACATCCTTTCAACGGATGGAAGCTCAAGGACTAGGGTTGCTGTTGGGACAAATGGCCAAATTTTAACAGCACGGTCGTCTGCAACTTCTGGGATTCAGTTTGAAACTGCGGGCAGCGGTGCAAGCTCAACGGTCCAACTTATCTATTCAACAACAGTAACAGCCGCAGTGACATCGATTGCAATTTCTTTCAGCAATGATACGTCAGTTGCCGCTTATTACGTTGAGGGTGACTGGAGATGCACGAGGACAAGCGATAGCGAATCTGGGATCTACCTTTCAGGAAATACGGCAAGCCTTAATATGTACGCTTTAAATTCATATTATGACACTGGCGGATGGACTGGAAGCAGGCAGGCGGCTGCCGGCCCAGGGAGCCTTGGCATCGTGTTCCCATCTTATTCAAACTCATCGTATTACGAAACTCCAAACTTTACTCCATTTTACGGCTATATTTCAAACGGAACAAATGTTGCCCCAGGAGGAACTGGGCTCATAATGCCAAACAGCCTATTCCATTGGGGGTCAATATACGATGCGGCAACTGGAACCTTGTATGGTAGAACAAGAATTTTGGTTACAAGTTCAAACAATCAATCCTCAACGGTTACCGGACTGAGCATTATTGATGGGAACCCTTCGTTTTCAAGCATTGCAATTGGAAGTACATTTAGAGTGTACTCAATAAAAAAGGTTTAAATGAGTATTGACAATATTACACCAAGATCACCTAGGGTAACTGCAAAGGGATCCTTGATCGTTCATACTGGAACATCAACTGCAGAAATTGCAATTGGCTCAAACTCGACATATTTCATTGCAAATAGTTCTGCAAGCGTTGGAATTAACTGGGCAACTGCCAATGCATTTACTCCAGCAAACCCAGACATTATATATTCTTCTACGGCAACTGCAGAAGTTGCCGACGTCACTATTTCAAATATTCCAGCTACTTACTCTGGATTGATTTTGCATATCTCTGGAGCAAATATAACAACGCTTACAGATGAATCTCATCTTGCAATCATATTTAATGACAATTCAGCATCGTACAATTGGGGGCAAAACGGCCCAGGAACAACAAATGACAAGGGCAGGGCCCAGGCAAGGATAAAAATTCCTTGGTCAATCGTTGGTGGTAGTTGGACAGCAAGTGTTCCTGGCGGAGCTGGTGGCGTGGCGTACATCACAATACCAGAATATACTAGTACAACAAAATATAAACAAATGCATTGGTGGTCAATTTCTTCAAACAATCCAGCTATGGGAAGTGGGAATTGGGAAAATACACCAGCAATAACTTCAATAAAAATCTACCCAGATGCGCTAGTAAATTTTAAAGCTGGGGTAACAGTTACGTTGTATGGAACAAAAGCATAAGGAGAGAAAATGACATCGCCAGTTAAAATCGTTTTTGATTGCTCAACTGGAAAAGAGGAGTATGTTCCTCTTACCGCAGACGAGATTTCGGCTATTGAAGCATCTCGAGCTGAATCAGAAGCCTTACAAGCCAAAAAGGATGCCCAGGCAGCCGCTGAAGAAGCCGCCCGCGAATCAGCCCGCACCAAACTCGCAGCACTCGGTCTGACCGAGGCTGAGGTCGCGGCGCTCGTTAAGTAATGGCCGAGCTTGCACCAGTCCTGACTGGTTGCCACGTTTGCCGCAGCCCGCTGATAGATCTCATTAACAAAAGAATTGCAAGCGGAATGAGCGACATTGCCGTCTCTAACTGGTTAAAAGATGAAGGTGCGTACATTAGTCGCATCACAATCGGCAAGCACAAGCGCGAGCACATGACATCGCAGCACGAATCCGCTAGGATCGAGGCGGCGAAGGTACTAAAGAAGCAGCAGGGAACCATCAAGTTCAAGGGGGATCTGGCCGGGCTGGTCAGGGATCAGGTAATGAGTCTGGTCGAAGCGGGACAGCTCACTCCTACCCTCGCGGAGGGGCTGCGAGCACAGGAAATTATTGATCGCAGACAGGAGAAGAACAGTGACCGCGAATTCACGCTCGCCCTTGCGGGCATTTTGGGAGGATCTGCTCTACTCGAAGGTACCGCTGTGGCTATTGGGATGGAAGAGCTGGGCGAAGGAGCTGAAGAGCTTCCCGTTTACAGTCAAGACCTCGTTCTGGATGACCCAGAAAGACTACGAAAAGTGGCGCAAGAGCCTCAAGATAGCAGCCAAGGCGGTCAGTCGGCATAAGATTCCAACCACGGAGATCCGCCTGCACCACCATTGGATTAGCAGGAACTGTGACATGGGCGTCGCAGATGACGTGAAGAAGAGCATTGAGCTCTGCGACACGCACCCGGAGACCGTACTGCACGAACTGGCGCACCTTTGGACGCAGGATTACCACACAAAGGGTTGGGCCAGGCACTTGTTCATACTCCATCGTGAGTATCTGAGCAAGGAAGAGGTAGCATTTTACCAGCGAGAGACAGTAAAGAGATATAAAACAGCGAAGGAGCTCGTGGACAGTGGGGAAGTCAAGAGACTTTGCATCTGTGGCAGGAGGCTTAATTGAGAAGGTGGGCATTCATCGCTCTTTTAGTAGCGGGGATGTGGCCAGCAACAGCGCTGGCGGTCGACAGTCAAGACGATTGGGAGTTCAACACGGACTCCAACGGGACAATAACCATCGCGGAGGACGGATCATTCACGATCACGGGAGCAAACAACCCACCGCCTGGGTCGATCACGCAGAACGCGGAGACAAAGTACACGACGCTCGTCGTCGAGGACCAGTTTATCGGCTTTACGTGGAGCTTCTTAACAACCGACTCCTCCTATTGGGACACGCCGTACTACGGAAGCTCGGATTTGTGGATTCCGTTCGTTTCGGAGCTCACCCAAAGCGCAAGCGGGTACATCGAACTGCAACTAATCGCGGGGAACACGTTCGGATTCAAGATCGTAAGCAAGGATTCGTGTTGCGGGGCTGGCAATTTGACAATCGGGAACATTATCAAGCCGTCCCCGAGCGCGAGTGCGGAGCCTAGCGTTGATCCATCTCCAGAACCGAGCCCAACGCCGGAGCCTACGCCCGAACCGACGCCGACTCCAGAGCCTACGCCGTCGCCTGAGCCGAGTCCGGAGCCAACGCCAGAGCCAGTTCCTGATCCAACTCCTGAACCGACTCCAGAACCTGAACCAACGGTAGAGCCGGAGCCGACAGATGAGCCAGAGCCGACAGATGAGCCAGAGCCGACTCCCGAACCAGAACCGACGGCCGAACCGTCAGAGGAACCGACAGATGAAGAAAGTCCTGATCCTAGTATCGATCCTAGCCCTGAGCCTGAGCCTGTTGACCCTGTTGAAGAAGAGATTGGCGAAGTAGTCGGGGAGATTTTTGACAACATTCTTGCCATCACCGAGATCGGTAGCGATCTTGACGAGGCAGAGAAGGAAGAAGCGCAGCCGGTAGCTGCGGCAGTCATTGCAAGTCAGATTGCAATGTCATCAGTAGCATCAGCGGCAAAAACCATCGGGGGGAGCGGCGGTCCTGCCGGGGGAATGGATAACTCCAAACCAACCCGGAAAGGAACAAGGCGTGATTCGTAACATTATTTTGGATCTTCTCGGGGGAGCGTGGACCATACTCGGACTATTGTTCGCGGTGGTAGTTCTGCCAGAGGGGCAGACACAGACCACGATGGGCACGCTGTTCGCGTTGCTCACAATCGCATGGCTCGTCACTGGGCCACTACGCTGGAAGGAATAACATGCAGTTTAAAGTCAAGTCGCAACTCGATCACGTAGAGAAGGGTGGCATTCTCGACGACTGCGGGCCGTCAAGCACGGCTGCGGCTGTCGCGTGGGCATCCGGCTACAAGGTCGACCCGAGCGCAGGCGATGGCATCAAGGCCAAGGCCAAGGCAACGGGCTTCGTGGAGAAGGAAGGCGTGAGCGACAATGGCTCATCGCTTGGTGACCTGATTAAGACTGCCAAGGAACTTGGCGCCAAGGCCCGATACGCAAAGTCATGGGACGATGTAGTCCTCTCTGCGCATCGCGGTGCTGGTCTGCTCGTGTGGGTTCAACAGGCTGTTGGATACCCTCCTGTCGAGATCAGCGAATGGCACAAGAAGTGGCAGAACTATTGGCTAAAGAAGGATAAGAAGCATATCGCGGATGGCTATGGTCACATGACCGCAGCGGGGTGGGACGCCGTGGATGGTTGGCAGTGGGCGTGCCCAACGCGCAGCGGCAAGGGCAAAGAGAAGTTTGCTGTCAAGATCACCGAAGATCAACTGAAGGCTATTGCCTCCAGCAAGAAGAAACTCACTGGCGGCGCAGCCCACAAGCACGTCGTCATTGTTGAGTGGAAGTAAGGAGTCCCAATGTACAGCGATCTTAAGGCGGGCATCCGCTGGGTCATCGACAACACTGGCGTTGACGAGGCGCTCATCGAGTTTGGCCGCACATTCATCACCGTTTCAATCTCTGTTGCCCTTGGTTTGGGCATCCCGCTCCTTGACATTAGCGGAGGCGACTTCCGCACCATTATCTCTGCCGGCCTTGCATCTGGCCTTCAGATTCTGATTAAGTTCCTCGATCCTAAGAATACACAGTTCGGTATCAAGGAAAAGACCCCAGAAGAGAAGGCGGCTGCTGAGAAGCAGTTCGATATCTAAGATGGCTAAGCGCGGAACGTTTGGCGGGTCACGATTCGGATACACCGGATTTGGCCGCTCTGGATTTAAGAAGGGCTTTGGCCGTGCGTCGTTTGGCACGGCTCAGGGGGTTGCCCAGGAAATGATGCGCATGTTCAAGGAAATGCAGACCCCTGGATTTGACAAGAAGTTTGGGCAGACTGGCCCAGTACAAATCCCAAGGGAACGTCCGTTCAGGCCAGTCCCAGACCCTGGAGCTGGCACGTATGTTCGTCCGCTTGAACCTACAAATCCTTTCTATGACAACCCAGAAACACCGATGCCAGGTCCAAAGATGGGTCCACCAAAAGCGCAAGCAAAGCAGAAGCCAGTTAAATTCCGGCCGAAGCTTACTCGTGGGGCACGCTGATCGTGGCAGAGAAGAAGCCCCTTTGGGGCAAAAAGGGAAAGTACAAGCCAGAAATGGTTGGCGCCTCTGGCCGACCATTTTTTAAGGGGCGAGCAGACGACCTTATCTCTGGCATCAAGTCGGAACGTCGTGGTTTTGATATCGAGATTAATCTTACTAAGAAGCAGGCCAAGAAGTACTCGGACCTTGTTTCCCGGGCCCAATCTGAGGGCGTAGTAGTAAATACCATGGGCAAGAAGAAATACATGAGTTCTGGATTTTCGTACAAGTCAACTGGCACGACAAACGTTCCCGGGGGATTTGCTAACAACGAACGCGGGCAAGCCGCGCAAGCGAAGTTTGAATCACTTGGCGGCCAGGTTGTCTCGCCAAATAAGAAGAAGATGGGCAACATCATTGCACCGCCGAAAAGCTCGCAAGTAGCTGGAGATCGTTCAACGTTTGCCAGATTCTATGGCGTTTACTCTGCTCCAGGAAAGCCAGCGAATAAGGGCAAACGATTCAGGAGGGGATAATGCAAAAGACAGCAGCATGGCAACGTAAGGCTGGCCAGAATCCAAAGGGCGGACTGAACGCCAGGGGTCGTGCGTCGTACAAGGCGCAGACTGGCGGGACGCTTAAGGCACCAGTTAAGAGCGGAGACAATCCGCGCAGGGCTTCGTTCCTGGCCCGAATGGGGAACATGCCAGGCCCAGAGCGTGACGAAAAGGGTCGCCCGACGCGACTCCTTCTTTCTCTCCAGGCGTGGGGAGCAAGTAGCAAGGCTGATGCGAAGTCAAAGGCCAAGGCGATTAGCGAAAGGAACAAGCGCCGTGCCTCTTAAGAAGGGATCTAGCAAGAAAGTCATTTCGGAAAATATCCGAATGGAAATGAAGAAGGGATATCCGCAGAAGCAGGCCATCGCTATGGCCCTTGCATCGGCCGGTAAGTCCAAGAAGAAGAAGGGGAAGAAGTAATGCCAATGGTCGAAGGGAAGAAGTTCCCATACACAAAGAAGGGTATCGCCGCTGCCAAGAAAGCCCAAAAGAAGCACGAGAAGACTGAGGGCAAGAAGGAGCGCGAGATGGAATACGGCAAGAAGGGCAAGAAGCGTGCCAGCTAAGAAGGGCCTTTACGCCAACATCCACGCAAAGCGCAAGCGCATTGCCGCAGGGTCTGGGGAGAAGATGCGAAAGCCAGGAACTAAGGGGGCGCCAACAGCGAAGGCATTCAAAGAGTCTGCCAAGACGGCGAAGAAGAGTTGAAGGTTGATCTCAGCCAAGGCTCCATTGCACGCGATTTGGCTCTCGGCCGCACTGACGTCGAGTTCTTTGCTTCTCGCTGGCTCGGCATCAAGGGAAACCCCGGCCAAGTACGATGGTGGAAAGCCTGCGCAGAACGTGACGATTCAGGATGGCGGCCGCGATACCTCACGACCGTCGTATCCGCAGGCAATCGTGCGGGGAAAACGCTGGCGATGGCGGTCATTTGCTTTCATCACGCCTTCTACAAGCTCGGTGCCAAATCGCCTGATGGATCTGTTGATGACGCTCGACGGTGGATGAGCCAACCGTATGAGTGGTATCATATTGGCATCCAGCAGGAAACAGCAGAACTAGTTTACCGAGAACTGTCGATTATCCTCGAGGGGATTCACCCAGCCCAGAAGGGTAATGGGTGTCCGCTAACAAAAGAGATTGGTCAGATCGCAACATACGACAAGAAATACAGAGGGGAATATCCTTGGATCAAGATTCACCCGATGTTCGGAGGGGCGAACATCCACTTCAGAACAACGCAAGACAAGGCAAAAGCGCTGCTTGGGAAAGACATGCACGGAATTTCCTTCGACGAAGCAGCGTTCGAGCCCTATCTGGATTTGATTTACCAAGAGGTGCTGAACCTACGGCGGCTCTCTACTGGCGGGCCCTTACACTTCATCGGGACGCCAACGGAGGGGCAGAACTTCTACGCGGATCTGTGGGATCGGGGCGACCCGACGAACCCGTTGAGGGACCCGCAGTTCATGAGCTTCAGGCTATCGACAAGGGATAACGTCGGGTACGGCTTGTCAGCCGATACATTTGATGCTATCCTACGCCAGCAGGATGCGTACCTTATCCCGCAGAACATTGACGGAGAGTTCATTGAAGCTAGAGAGTCTTTCTTCTCGGCAATCGCAGTGGACAAGTGTTTCAGAGATGATATTGCCGATGACGTTGCGCCTGCTGTCGGACGACGGTACGTGCAAGGAGTTGACCCCGGTATTTCTGCCGACTCGACCTGGGCTGTCACGATTGACTATTCAGATCGCCAAAATCTACGCGGCGTACGAGCTCGACGACGAGGAGGGAAACAAACTATCCCCGCCGTTGTTAATATGGTGAGGGAGAGCCACCTGCTGTATAATCAGGACAGATCGTTCTGCACCACCGTGGTTGATTCCACTGGACTTGGTGGGCGGCTGTTCCAGCAAGAATTTAATGTTATCCGTCCAGTACGAGGCGTTGACTTCGGCGGGACGAAGGCAAAGAAGCTAGAGATGCTTCACGACCTTAAGTCGATTATCGACAAGGGTCAGATCGCATTCCCGCGCACGAGCGCGTGGATGGAGATGCGCAAGCAGTTGCTTGCATACAAGCTCAATGACAAGAAGCTAGAGACAGACGCTGTGATGGCACTTGCACTTGCAGTGCGGCACGCGCTAAGGAATCCCGAGAAGGCGGCGGAGACGCCCGCGTTCTCCTATTACGGAGCAGTTGATTAATGGCAAAGATTCGTCGCGTACCACGAGCGTTCCAGGATACGAAGGGCGTACCTGGCCAGTTTACAACCGACCCGGCCGTGGCGCCGCCAGCCCAGATCGAGGCTATTGGGAAGGCCTATGACAAGGCAAAGCGCATTTCTAAGGGCCAGCAGCTCTTTGAACCCCTTGGAGGCGGCAAGCCGCTCGTAACGTCGCTCAGCGGCCCGGAAACCCCGGTCTCCGGGACATCTAGGTCTCCACGCGGAACCAAGAACCAGCGAGTCCGCCGAGGCGGGGCGATCAAGACCAGCATTAAGTTTACGGATCTTAACATTCCGCTGCTTGGCACCGACATTGACAGCTCTGTGACGGAGCGCAAGGCACCTGCTCCTGCCCTTGCCCCAGAACTGCCAGAGCAGTACAAGACAGCCATCAACATGGTACGTACCAAGGCGAAGTTGCTCAACCAGAATCCAGACGAGGTGGATGAGGTCAAGCTGTTCCAGCAAATGCTTGGACGCAGGACCGACATGGAATCAGAGCAGGCACGCCTCCGCTCCATGTTCCGACGCTTTGACAACCTCTATCATCCAACAACGATGACGCTCGGTGGTGCAGACCACTGGCCAGAAGATCCAAGCGCACGCCTTGCTGGCCGCGCACACATCTCCGTCAACGTTCACCCGGCGTACGTCAACATCCCTGCATCGCTGCAGGCGGTGCGCCCTGTCATCAACTACGTCCCGTCGAACACCGACCCGGAGTCGCGCATGCTCGCAGCCGAGCGTGAGCGACTCTTTTTCCGTTGGTGGGAGGAGAACGAGTTCGACCTCCTGCTCGAGGACGCCTGCACACTGAAGTCGCTTTACGGCCACACTGCCGCCAAGATTTACTGGGACCCGTACCTCAAGATCCCTCGCGTCTCCATTGTTGAGTCGCCAGAGAATCTCTACCTCGGGTATGGCTCGTCAGACTTCCGCCGCATTGACTGGTCGCTTTACGTCTATGGCCTGTCGCCGCAGGCGGCGAAGGAAGAGTTTGGCATCGACGTCGTGCCAGTGCATCAGGGCACATCAACGTTCCTGTACACAACGTCATCCACGCACGAAGACCCGCTTGCCAGCGTGTACCGCAACAACCTGGAGAAGAACCCGCAGCGCAACCGCTCGCAGTACGAGCTCCAGCAGGTTGAGGTATACGACTACTGGTACAAGAAGCCAACCGAGCCAGGCCAGCCGCCTATTGTGTGCAACGCAATCTTTGTCGGCAATACCATGGTCAAGAACGACGAGCACCCAGAGTACGAGGGCATCATCCCGTATCTCCCGCTTATCAACCAGCGCATTCCTGGCAGCCCGTACGGCAAGCCAGAGCTTTATGACGTTGAGCAGCTTCTCCGCGAGAAGGACGAGCGCATGAGCGCTCAGGCC